GTACTTCTACATACGAAGAAGAAGACGAAGAGTAGTGGTGCCTATCAAGGAGGCGAATTGGCCTGCCCTACAGGATTCGAACCTGTGACCTACTGCTTAGAAGGCAGTTGCTCTACCAACTGAGCTAAGGGCAGATAATGTATTATGCAGGGTGTTTAGTTGATTGTCAAGCCTATTTTGTATAAATATTAAATATCGTTGGACATTAATTGTCGGAAGTAAGTATAGATTTATACTGAAGCAACGCACCTAACTTTAAAAAGGAGGGTGTTATGGAAAGACATACAAGACTACTAGAAAAACATAGGAAGTCACAAGACCTAAAGAAAAAAGAACAGTCTTTATTTACAGCCAGAAAAGAGGTTGATATAAACGGAAGTGGAACAACTGGTTACAGAGTGAAACACGGCCCACACAAAGGCAAAGTTCTAGGTCACATTACAACAAAATCCACAAATAATTGGTAGATAATAAAAACCCACCTAGACTTTATAGTTAATAGTTAAACAAAGAAAAATAGTCTAGGTGGGAAAACAACCCTTTAAGGGTAACTCTAAATTTTGTAATTATTTTCTTTCATCATTTAATGGTAGATGTTCAAGTTTCATTATTTTTGGAAAACATACCTTACACAAATCAATAGGTATAGGTCCTAGTTTTCCAATTAGTGTTATATCTTTATTGTGTGTAAAAGATTTTTTACAAACATTACATTTTCCTTTTTTCATCATATAAGTTTTACCAATATAACTACCTGAAGACATAGTATTGCAACTGGAATGATAGTTCTAATCAACTCCATTGTGTGGTTGTATTCATCTAGTTTTCTTTCTAGTTTATTTCTTTTGTTTTTCATTATACTGCCTCCAACATTGACATAGGTACTGTATAGATTCTACCAGCTATGTCAACAAGACATTTAGATTGGTTGATTTTAGTAATCGTACCAGGAGTTTTTTTAGTTTTTTGAACAACAAATACTTTTTGTCCTAAAGATAATGAAGCTTTAGCATTCATAACTTTAACATCATTAATAAAACTTGTTAAAGCATTAAGTTCAGATAAGTTCATTTTTTTAATTTCATTTTTTACATTTATCATAATATAGTCCTTTTGTTTATTTTAAGTAAAGAGGACCAGTCCAATTAATAGGGTAATTACCCTCTAAGACATTTCCTCTAGGTTGATTTAAAGCAGGTGCATTGTAACCAGCAGGTTTTAAAATGTCACCGATTTTAAAATGTTTAAAGTCAGTTTTACATATAAAAGCAAATACACCATTTTCACGGATAACTTTAATATATTTTTGACCTTCTTTAATTGTGATTGAATCATCCCACTTAGCAAGTTGTTCTGTTGCATAAGCTGACATATCAGTACCTTTGATAGACCATTTAGCATAGTCTTCTTTGGCACCATTCATCATATTTGTGATACCTTCTTTAATTGTCTTGGCAGTTTTATTTACAGTTGTCATAGTTTTTAGTCCTTTTGTTCTTGATTTAATATAGCCATTATACCACAAATAATCATCATTGGCAAGCTGAAAAAGAATAAAATCCAATTCTCTTGTCCCATGCAAGCACCTGAACAATCTTCAATTGAACCGGTAGCTAATATTGCGAATATTAGAAATAATATTGAAAAAATAGTTGTCATAGTGTTTTCTCCTTTTTTTTGTTTATATAAAGTCATAAGCATATTCGTTATTAGTAGTATTATACATCTTAACAGTTGTATTGTCAAGCATTTTCTCCAATACTTCTTTTAAATTTTGGGCTAATACATTTACAAAACCTGGTGTAAAAGTAACAAATAAAGAACCATATAACATTTCTGATTCAGTAGCGCCACTTGATTTTGCAGCTTTTAAAATTAATTCTTCTTCTCTTAACTTATTATAAGCTTCAATATCGTTAAGTGATTTTTGATGTAGTGTTACCATAGTGTTTTTTCCTTTGTTAGTGTTAATCATTAGTGTATATCCTATCATACTGGCCACGAAAGTCAAGCCATTAAATAAATTATTTTGTTCTGGTTTTGTACTGGTTTTAAGCTTGATTTTTTTTATCTTCTTTTGAATATTTACTAATATGTTTATCAACATCATTTGTTCTAAATGCATTTTGATATGATGAATAGATAGACGATATTTTTGCGTCTCTCGGAGCAAAAGATTGTTTAAAAGATTTACTTCTCTTAAAAGTTCTTATTGTATGTTTATATGTATAAGTAGGTTTTTTATATTCATATACTGGCATTTGTATTTTTAAGTCACTATTATACTTTATTTCAGTTACTTTGTCGTAGTCTTTTTTTGCAACATTTAATTTTTTTAATACTGTTAATAAAATGTCGTGTTTATTTACTTCTTTTTTCATAGTGTTTTCCTTTGTTAGTGTTTTTTTCATTATGTGTCCATTATACCATAGATAAATATAGAAAGCAAGCGTTATTTACGCTTTTTTTAAAAAAAATCATGCAAAAAACCCTTATAAATCAACACTTTTTTATTTTTTTTGTTCTAGTTTTGTTCTTTTTAGTGTCCGGCTGCTCTGGAAAAGTCAAAAATTGCGAATTTTCGCCAGATTTAGAACGAATCGGCGAATCAGCGTTAGAAAATCAGGAAAATTTGTCGGAAACTGAATTGCGAGCTGCCAAAATGCGTTGTGACTTCTAATATAAATAGTATTACATGAAAAACTGTCAAAATTGCGGACATGAGTGTCATTGTGGCATGACTTGTTATCAGGATTACAAAGATGGCGAAGGAAATGATATTACAATTGATTGTTGTAAGATTTGCCGACACGATTCGTATATTGACGAAGAAAAATATAATATAGAAAGTTAATAATGACAAAAATGAGAATATTTAAGTTTTGGAATGAAGCAGGTGACGAAAAAGAAAAAGAAGCGATAAGTTTAAAGAAGGCTATACGGTCGGTACAATCTGACTTTAAAGACAGAATGATAAGTGTTGAGTATATCAGTAAAAAAGGTAAAGAAATGTGTCATAGCATATTAATACCAATTGGTAGAAGAATAAGACAAGCAATCATATCAGAGAAAAAACGAGCAGAATTAAAAGCTAAAGGAAGATAAATGCCAGCAGTCAGTAGAGTAGGTTTAGACCAACATAATGGTCACGCTAGTCCTACACCTAGTCCGTTTCATCAAACTCCTTATGCAACAGGTTCGAGTAATGTATTTACCAATAGTGCAAAGACTGTAAGAGTTGGTGATACTACTTCATGTGGTGACCCAGCCACGGCAGGTAGTCCAAATGTTTTTGTCAATGGTATAAAAGTACATAGAAAAGGTGACGCAACAGGTGGTCATGGTTCATGGGTTGCAAATGCTTCAGCTTCTGGTTCTGGTAATGTTTTTGCAAACGGCTAGAAAAACCTTATAAATATTACCGATATGGCAATCTATGATTCACAAACACAAAGTAAAAGTACACGAAATTCCAGACCATTTAGGGATATTGACTTAGACTTTGATAGAAACACAATTACAAATGATGTAAATGTGGTAGAAGATGTTATAGCTGTTAAAAGGTCAGTTAGAAACCTAATTCAGACTAATTTCTACGAAAGACCTTTTCAACCAGAATTAGGTTGTGGTATAAGAGAGTTGTTATTTGAGCCTTTTACACCTATGACTAAAGTTTTTTTACAAAGAAAAATAGAAGAAGTTTTGATTAACTACGAACCAAGAATACAATTACAAAATGTTGCTGTTGATGATGACCAAGATAATAATAGATTAGTTGTTGATATTTATTTTTATGTTGTTGGTGTACCAGGTCCACAACAAGTATCAACATTTTTACAAAGGGTAAGATAATAGATGTCCAACCATAAATTAGTAGTGTCAGATTATGATTTTGACGCAATCAAAACAAATTTAAAATCCTTTTTACAAGGTCAAACTCAGTTTCAAGACTACGACTTTGAAGGTAGTTCTTTAAATATACTTTTAGATATTCTATCTTACAACACTCACTATCTTGCTTACTTAGCAAACATGTCAACTAACGAGTTATATCTCGATAGTGCTGACATAAGAAATAATATTGTATCATTAGCAAAGATGATTGGTTATACACCATCATCACCAAGAGCACCTTTAGCTTCTATTGATGTTACATTAAATGCAGCTACAGGCACAAGTGTGACAATGAATAAAGGAACAGTTTTCACAACAACTGTAAATGATACTTCATATCAATATGTAACAAATTCAGATTTTACAATTACACCAGCTGCAGGTGTTTATAAGTTTTCTAATTTGCCTATTTACGAAGGCACTTTAGTAACATTTAAATATACAGCTGACACTACAGATGTTGACCAAAGATTTATCATACCAAGTGCTAAGGCTGATACTTCTACTTTATTGGTAAAAGTTCAAAACAGTTCAAGTGATAGTACAACAGAAACATATTCATTAGCAGGTGGTTATAATAATGTAACTGATACATCTAAAGTTTATTTCATACAAGAAGGCCAAGATGGTAAATATGAAATTTATTTTGGTGACGGTGTAAACGGCGCTTCATTAGATGATGGCAATATTGTTATCTTAGAATACATAGTTACAAACATTGAAGATTCAAATGGTGCAAGTTCATTTAGTTTATCAGGAAATATTGGTGGGTTTACAAATGTTACAATTTCAACTGTGTCAAGCGCTCAAGGTGGTGCAAATTCTGAAACAGATGAATCAATCAGATTAAATGCACCTTTACAATATGCAGCTCAAGACAGAGCTGTCACAACTACAGACTATGAAACTTTAGTGCAATCAATTTATCCAAATGCATTATCAGTTAGTGCATGGGGTGGTGAAGATGATGAAACACCAAGATACGGTATTGTTAAAATAGGTATTAAGGCTGCTTCAGGTTCAACACTTACAGAAACAACTAAACAAGATATTGTAAATAAACTTAGACCATATAATGTGGCTTCTGTATCTCCTCAAATTGTGGATCCCGAAACAACTTCGGTATTATTAACATCAACTGTTAAATATAATACTATAACTACAACTAAATCAAATGACACATTAAAATCTGAAATCATTACTGCTATCACAAATTACAATACAAATACATTACAAAAGTTTGATTCAATTTATCGTCACTCCAAATTAACAGGTTTGATTGATAATGTAGATGTTAGTATTCTATCTAACATTACAACTATTAAAATTAGAAAATCTTTTACGCCAATATTATCATCTTCGGAAAAATATAATATCTATTTTAGAAATAGTTTATTTAATCCACATACGGGACATAATACGGCTGCAGGTGGTATTTTAAGTTCTACAGGTTTCAAAGTTACTGGTAGTGATTTCGAAATGTTTTTAGATGATGATGGACAAGGAAATGTTAGAAGATATTACTTAGCTTCAGGTATTAGAACATATGCGAATGATACACAAGGCACAATTGACTATGCAACAGGAGAAATTGCTTTGAATTCTTTAAATGTTGCCTCGATTTCAAATATTAGAGGTGCAACTTCAACAGTTGTTGAAATAACTGTTACACCTGATTCAAATGATATTGTTCCTGTAAGGGACCAAATTGTAGAAATAGATGTGACGAATTCAGGAATTACAGTTACAGCAGACACATTTGTAGGAGGCTCAGCTGATGCTGGTGTAGGCTACACAACAACATCAAGTTATTAATGACAAATGGCAAAATTTAATGATAAAATTTCAACAATACTTAACAGCCAACTTCCAGAGTTTGTCGTTGCTGACCACCCCAAGTTTGCCGAATTTCTTAAAGTCTATTATCAACTTTTAGAGTCAGCAGAATTATCTATAGACACGATTGAGGGTACAGATGGTATTCTACTTCAATCAGAAACCGACCAAATAAACAATTTAGTTTTAAACTCTAGTCGAAAAGACACAGCAAGAACATTACTTGACGCTGGAGATAAAATACTTTTAGAAGAATCTACTTATGGTAAATTTACTAGAGGTGAAGTTGTAACAGGTCAAACATCAAAGGCAACAGCAACTGTTTTAGTTGAAGATATTGCCAACAATAGATTAATCATATCAGCACAAGATAAATTCATTGATACTGAGGTAATTGTAGGTGCAAGTTCAGGTGCTCAAGCACATGTAACAAATTATAGACCTAATCCAGTAAATAATATTGTAGACTTAATTAACTTTAGGGATCCTGACAGAGTTATTAATCATTTCTTAACTAATATGAGAGATGAGTTTCTGGCAACTTTACCAGAAAGTTTAGCCGCTGGTGTCGATAGAAGAAAATTAATTAAGAATATTAAATCACTTTATAGGTCAAAAGGTTCAGTTCGTGGCCATGAAATGTTTTTTAGAATATTATTTGGTGAAACTTCAGAAACATTTTATCCTAGAGAACAAATGCTTAAGGCATCCGATGGACAATTTGATTCATTAAAAGTATTAAGAGTTATTGCTACTGTAGGTGACGCAACTCTATTAGTAGGTAGAACAATAACCGGGCAAACTTCAAATGCAACTGCTATTATTGAAAATACATCTACTTTTCAAATTGGCGCTTCAACAGTTACACAATTAATTTTAAATGCAGGTAGTATTACTGGAACATTCACAGTAGGTGAAGAAGTACAAGGTACAACTGCTGATACAGATGATTACTTTATCAAAGCAAATATTACAGGTATACCTGGTACAAAAAATATTACAAATGATGGTTCATTAAACTCTACTACAGATACTATTACATTAACTGCTGGTGGTGAAGGTGCATTATTTCAAATTGAAGATATTGGTCCTGGAAAGATTACAGAAATTGTAATTGATAATAAAGGTACAGGTTACGAAATAGGTGACGCATTAACTTTTGTAAATACAGGAACACAAGGTAGTAATGCAGCCGGTTTTGTTAAAGTTGTAAACGGTGGTTTTGCTGACCAAAACGGAAGTACGGCAGCTGCCTCAGGAGTAGAAGACAGAATTGTTTTAGAAGATGAAACTACTAGAGGTGATTCATATGAAGGAAAAACAATTGTACAAGAAAAATTTACTGACTTACAAACTATAGAAGAATTATTTTTAACAAACGGTGGTAATCAATATACATCATTGCCTACTGTTACAGTTACCTCATCAACAGGTTCAAGTGCAATCGTAAAAGCTTATGGTGATGAAATAGGAAAAATTGTTAAGTTAAAAACAGTTGAGTTAGGTAGAAGTTATGAACAAACACCTACACCTCCAGTTTTAGGTTTCTTTAACAATATGATTGTGACAAGTATTCTAGGAACATTTATTGTAAGTAATACGGTTACAGGAGGCACTTCAGGCGCTACGGGAACAATTGCAAGTTTTGATAGTGATAGAGGTTTACTAAGAATTAAATCTGTAACAGGAACATTTTCTATTGATGAAACAATTACATCAAGTTCAGGCGGAACTTGTACACTTAAAAAATTAGACATCTCTACAGCAACAGTTAATGTGGTTTCTATATCAGATACAGACGGTGCATTTATTAGTGAAAGAGGTAAAGTTTCTGAAACAACAATGAGAATTCAAGATAGTTTATATTATCAAGATTATTCATATGTAATTAAAGTTGGTCGTTCTATATCACAATGGCGTGACGCATTTAAAAAGACAATGCACACTTCAGGTTTTTATTTTACTGGTCAAGTAGATATTGAGTCACGAATTATTGTGACAGCAAAAGGACCGGTACAAGGAGTTACTTCAGGAGTTCTTGAAAGTCCATTACTATCACTTGTTAATACATTATTCGTAACAGTATTTGGTAGAAGATTAGGAACAACCTCAGATGGTACATCATTAAGAGCAACACCACAGATTGGTGGTAACTCAGATGTAAGTAATGACTTTAGGGATCCGTTTGACGCAAATACAAGAGATTTAACGGCTTCAAGAGAAGGTATTACAATTGACTATCTAAGTAGACCTAGAAATCTATTTACAGATAACTCAGGTACAGTACATGATATTAGAAGTGGTTATGCTTATGG